TGGGCAAATTTCAGGCGGTGCTACAGGTACTTTTAAATCTGGTGACACAGTACAAAAAACTATAACGGTGACAAATGGAATCATCACAAGCATTGTCTAAGGCAATTGATATGTTGTATGAATCCGTTAAAGATAGGGTAACGGTATCTAAAGAGCATTTCAAAGATGAATTGCAAGATTGGGAAATTATTCCGTTAACTAAAGAAAACGATGTAATTGGTGCAGTTTTGTTAAAAGGTAATGAAATACACGTTGGATATGGGAAACCGCCAGGCGCAGCAATGAAAGCCCATATTAAGCAAACTTTGAAAATGATATTGGATAAGTATGGATATGCAATAACTTATGTCCAAAACGACAATATTAGGGGTTTAAATTTCTGTAAAAGGCTTGGTTTTATTGAGTTATCTAAAGACTCAGTTAAAATCCTATTAAGATGCGATGGGAGTAAATATGTCTAAAAATTATCTAAACCGCAGCAATGCGGAATATGATCCGATTGGTGACCCGTTAGGTGGTGATCCAAAGTTTTCCCGCATCCGTAAGTTTAATGACCCTGTCACAGCCGTTATTGCAGGCGGCGCATCGTTGTTAGGTTCTGCTATGAGTGGTAGCGCAGCTAAGAGCGCAGCGCAAACCCAAGCAGATGCAGCGACAAGAGCAGCAGAGTTGCAACAACAGACTGCAATGACTGGCATTCCTATTTTGCAACAAGCATATGGTCAAGGTCAAAATTACGTTAACCAAGGTTATGCACAAGGTACACAAGGACTTAATCAAGGTTATGGTTTAGGTACAGGTGCATTAAATCAATATTATGGTCAAGGCACACAAAACGTAAACGGCATACAAAATACCCAACAAAATTATTTAAATAACTTATTAAATCAGCAACAAAACTTACAAGGTAATATTTATGCGGCAAACGTTGCTCCTTTAGCACCTTATTTGTCGGCAGGTGGTGCAGCAGCTAGTCAATTACAAGATTTAATTCCTAGTTTATCTCGTTCATTTACTGCGCAAGATTTAAATAGTTATTTAGCACCGAACTATCAGTTTATGCTCAATCAAGGTTTGGGTGCATCAAATCAAGCATTGAATGTTGCTGGTGGCGGCTCAAACATGGTCAACGCAGCAAACATTTTTGCTCAAAACTATGCTGGTAATGCTTATCAAAACGCATTTAATAACTATCAAACACAGCAAAATAATATTTATAATCGATTATCAGGTATTGCAGGTTTAGGGCAAACTGCTGCGGGACAAAACATTACTGCTGGTGGTCAGTATGGCGGCAATTTAACAAGTACTTATGGTTCGTTGATACCAAGTACAACTTCGCTTGCTACGTCTACTGGTACTAATTTGGCAGGTTTAGCTCAAAATACTGGTGCAAATTTAGCAAACTTATCTGGAACATACGGTACAAACTTGGCAAACTTGGCTGGGACATATGGTCAACAGTCTGCTGGTTTGGCCACAGGATTAGGCGCAAATACTGTTGGATTGACAACTGGTGCAGCACAAGCAGGTGCAGGCGGTATAACAGGCGCAGCAAATGCCCAAGCGGCAGGTCAAATTGGTGCAGGTAATGCAGTGGCAGGCGGTTTAACTAATGCAGGCAATAATTATCTGCTCAGTCAATTGTTAGCACCTAAAACAACTATGGCTTCGCCTGTTGGTGGATACAATTCTGGATATGATGCCGCAATGGGGGCAAACTTTACAGCCCCTAACACTTACGGTTAAGGATAAAAAATGGCAACGTTTGTTCCCCAATTTACTAATCCAAACCCTATTGACCCTAGCGTTGTTGGAAAATTAGCACCACCACAGCAAACAAGTTTAGGCGATATGCTTAACCTAGCGCGTGGCGCACAAGCGTATCAACAAGCGCAACAAGTTAACCCTTTGCAAGTACAAGCAGCAGAATTGGAGTTGCAAAAAGCGCAAGGTACATTACAACCAACTATTCGCAAAGCTNAAACAGAAGCGCAAACAGCACAATTTGCATTAGATAAAAACAAAATGGTTATTGCTGGAAATGCTTTAACTGGTTTGGAATATTCAGACGCATTCAAAAACAATGACATTCCTCAATTAAAAAAGCAATTTGAAACTACGCAAAAATGGCTTGAATCAATGGGTATACCTGCTGATAAGACATTTGCACAAGCGCATGAATTATTAGACAACAAAGACATTGGTGGTTTTAAAGCAATGGTGCAAAACATCCGTAATGGATTGGCATCAACAAGCGAACAGTTTGCCGCAGCACAACCAAGTTTACAAAACGTTGCTGGTCAGCCTGCTTTGGTTACTACGGGTGGCCCAACTCCAGGCATTACAACGCCACAATACAACCCACAAGGTGGTCCTGCTCCATTTGCGCCAACACAAGAAGGTGTACAACCAGTCGCACCACCAAAGCAAATTACAGGTCAAGATTTGGCAGCGCCACCCAAAGCAGGCGATATAAATACACCAATACCACCAATGTTCCCTGTAAGAAAGCCTGGTGTAGTCGCACCACCCCCAACTACACAAGAAGTAGCAGCACAAGCACAAGGTGACAAATACTTTAATAGCGTTATTGAAGCGCAACCAAAACTTGCACAACAAACTAGAAACGTGCAAGAAATTGTTAAAACAGCGCAAAAAATAGAAAGCGAAGCAGAAATTTTAGGCAAAAAAATACCAACAAGTGGCTGGGCTGGTGATGCGTATCGTAAGATTTACGGTGGCGTTGGTGGTACTGAATATCAAGAATTAGCTAAAGACTTGGCCAACGCTCAAATGTCATTAATGTCTGTGGGTGGATCGTCTTTAAGTAGCGATCAGGGTAAACAACTTGCCGCGTCGGCATCAGGTACAGTATCAACAAATCCAGAAGTTATTATTAAAATTGCTGAACGCACTGCTGCCGATATTAAAAACTTAGATTCTCAAGCTGAAGCGGCACAAAAGTTTGTTGAAAGATTTGGTACTAATAACATGGGTTCATTCCAGCGTATGTGGGGCAAAAACGCTGATACAAAAGTATTCCAAGTAATGAATATTGTGGATAACGTAGAAGATCCAAAACAGCGTGAAGCGTTATTTAAAAAGTTGTACACGTCTGAAAAAGAAATGAAAGAAGGTTTGCAAAAGTATAAAAATATTCGTAAGTTGATGCTTGATGGGACACTCTAAATGGCTGATCTCGATGCGGTTGAACAATTATTTGCTACTGCAAAGCCTGATGTTTCACAAAACAAATATGGGCATCTAGTTACGCCTGAACTGCTTGATGCAGTTAAAACCGTTGAAAGTTCTGGCAATCCACTAGCAATTAATAAAACATCTGGTGCAATGGGCGCGTATCAGTTTATGCCTGGCACAGTTGCACAATTGCATAAACAAGGCATTAAATTTAATCCATTTGACGAAGAAGAATCTCGCAAAGCTGCTGAACATTTGCTCAATAAAAACCTTGAAGCAACTGGTGGTGATCTTAACAAAGCGTTGGGTATGTACGGCGGGTTTGTAACAAAAGACCCTACAGAATACATTAATAAAATTAAGTCAAACATTAAACCTGTTGAACAAGTTGAACAACATAAAGATGCAACAGATGATGTTGAAGCGTTGTTTTTAGGCAAGCCAGCGTTAGTTAAAAAAGAACAACCAGTAGTTGAACAAAAGACTGTTTCAGAATGGGATAAAACTGAACCTGTACAAACTACTGAAAAACCTTTGCCTAACGTTTACAAATATGGAATGCAAAACTTAACGCCTGAAGAATTAAAGAAAGGCGAAGAGAAAATTTCAGAAAAGTTTGGTAGTTTAATTGGCAACGTTGAAGCAATTATTGGCACGATTCCAGGATTAGCAAAGTCTGGGGCAACCGCGGCAATGTACTTAGGCGAAGAAGCAATGCCTGGCGTATTTCCTCCTGAAAAACGAGAAGAAATTGCTAATGCTATTGCTGATTCATTTCCTATATCTATAGCTGAAAAACTTGGCGTTGACAAAAACAGTCCAGATTACCAAAATGCTTTATTGCAAAGACTTGGCAGGGTAATTGGTAGTGGTGTTGATTATGCGGCAGACGCTCTTGGTGTGCCTAGAAATGATGTTGAAGCATTGGCTAACTTATTGCCTATTGCATTAACAGGCGCACCAAAAGGCAAAGCGGCCACAGCATTACAAGATCAATTTGCCGCATTGAAAGCAGGCGAAGAATTTGGCGCTAAACCACAATTGACAGAGGCATTTGGCGAACGCACACAAAGATTTGCTGAAAAACCCGAACGTGGCACTACAGGTATGGGTGCAGCATCTGTTGAACCAGATTTGGTACGTCAGTCAAGAGCAAACGAACTGGATATACCGATTGATTTATCCAAAGACCAAGCAACAAGAAACCCTGCCGATGTAAGATTTGCGCGTGAAACTGCTAAAGACCCTGTTTTGGGTCAACCATTGCAAGAACATTATGCAAGTCAAAACGCTAAGATTCAACAAAATCTAGATTTGGCAATTGAAAAAACAGGCGCAGAAATGACAGGCGTTGACCCTGGCGCTATGGGTGAGCATTTTCACAATGTTGTTGCTGAAAGCAAAGCAACTAGAAAGCGTGCTGTAGATCAAGCTTATAATCAAGCAAGAGAAGCCGGCGAATTGAACGAACCAATTAATGTTAGTAGAGTTACTGACTATGTTGATGGGTTAAAAGCAGAATCAATTAATGCACCAGTTATTAAATCTGTTCAACAAAAATTGTCAGATTTGATTGGCGAAGATAAAACGATTTCGTTAAATGATTTAGAGCAAGTACGCCAAATGGTAAATAATTTGGCAGAACCAGGCACTCCAAATGCAGTATACGGTCGGCGCATTAATCGTTTAATTGACGATTTAACAAAAGACGCAGGCGGTGAATTATATAAAACAGCTAGAAAAGAATACGCTAATTACATAAACGAATTTGAAAACACGCCTGTATTGCGCCAAATTACATCGTTAAAGAAAGGTACAAATGAGCGTACAGTAGCTTTTGAAAACTTGGTTGATAAATCCCTATCAGGTTCAAGACAAAGCGTAGAGCGCTTGTTTAATAGCCTTGAAAACATGGGCGAAGCTGGTCAACAAATGGTTAGAGAATTGCGTGGCACACTAGCTGAAAAGATTAAAAACGAAGCTACAAAAGGTGTGCAACGCGATATCAATGGTATGCCTTATGTATCTACAGCAGGGTTGGACAAAACAATTACGGCTTTAGATAAGTCTGGCAAACTTGATTTTATTTTTGGTCGAGAACAAGCTGCTAAGTATCGCACGCTAAACGATGTAACTAAAGATATTCAAACTGTGCCACAAGGCACTACTAATCCATCAGGTACGGCATCAACCATTCTTGCTAGTTTGGCAGAAATGGGCGCACAAACTGCGTTGTCTGGTGTGCCAATTCCCGCAGCAATGATTGCAAAGCATTTATATGGAAAGCGCCAAACAGCAAAAAAATTGAATAAAATTAACGAGTTTCTTAATTATGGCAAAACTTTAAAAGAGTAAATCATGGATTACCAGGCAGCTTTCAACGTTGTGATCGGTTTGGCTTCTGGATTAGTCATCTGGGTTGTAAAAGTTGTTTGGGATTCCAACGAACAAACAAAGAAAAATGTTGCAGAGTTTCAAATGCAAATGCACGAATTCCAAAAAGAAATTCATAGTGAGTTTGTAAGGCGTGATGATTTTAAGGATTTTTCGTTAGAAATTAAAGAAATGCTTGGCAAGATTTACGATAAACTGGATAACAAAGCAGATAAATAATTATGGATTGGTTAGCACAAATAGCACCCACAATAGCTTCAGCGCTTGGCGGCCCGCTAGCAGGGCTTGCAGTTACATCTTTAGCTAAAGTCTTTGGTGTACCAGAAAAAGACGTACAAGGCATGATTGAATCTGGCAAAATGTCTGCCGAACAATTACAACAAGTAAAACTAGCAGAATTAGAATTACAAAAACAAGCACAAGCGCTAGGTTTAAACTTTGAAACCTTGGCCACAGAAGATCGCAAATCCGCAAGAGATATGCAGATTGCAACAAAGTCTGTTGTGCCGCCTATTCTTGCAGGCACAGTAACGATTGGATTTTTTGGTATCTTGTCTGCAATGATGTTGGGATATGCTAAAGAAAGCAATCAGCTAATGATTATGCTAGGCAGTCTAGGTACAGCTTGGACGGGTATCATTGCTTTTTACTTTGGTTCTTCTGCCAGTAGTCGAGCAAAAGACGAAATGATTTATAACTCTACGCCAACAAAATGAATAGTA